TGATTTCTTTGAGATATCTTCTGGAATATTTTGACCAGCACATCCAAACTTCACAGAAATAATAAGCATCAGTGTAAACAGAATAGTCGGGAGTCCCTGTTTCCAATGATGCATACCATCTGTTCTCAAGGTCTTTCATTTGACGCATATCTTCATCTGGTATGATTGCACCATCATGCGCCTTCATACAATTCAAAGTGACTTTGAATGCTGCATCAATATCTATATCTGCAACCTTAGCACAGTTTTCAAGATATCGCTTTAGACTCTCTTTACCTATTTCATCAACGATACTCATTAATCTGCTTTCCAGTTATGAATCAACTTCATTCCATATTCATTGTTGCCTTCTGGAATTACAATGTTGGACTTCATTTTTAGTTTGTTGACTTTGAATGGATTGTAGTCAACATAATGATGCCAACGACCATAACGCCAAACAACTCTTGCAACATCAGGATGCATATCTGCAAGCATTTGTGATTTGTTAATTGTGCCGCTACTGTTATAACCAGTCTTCTTGAAGTTTTCATCATCCGCAAATTCTTTATGATAAAACTCTTCGGTGTTACCACCTTTAACTGTTTGTGTTGCTGCTTTGCCTTGCAAGAATGCATTGAATTGAATAGTGCAATCACCATCTTTTAATACACGGAGACAAATATCGGTGTCTTCATTGTAACGACCACGCCAACGATGTTTACAATCATTAGAGATTAACAAACAGGAATAGATTCGTGTGTTTGTTACGAAAGGTGGATACTTAGAGTTTGGCGCAATGAAGAATCTATACTGAAAGCCCGAGATTGGCACATTCTCAAAGCGGTCAACAAAATCTTCGGCTGCTCTGAAAATAACACCAGACTCAACACGATATCGTTTGTTCTGATTCAATCGGTAGAAATCAGAAATGTTGTCATCTAGTACCCAATGTTTTTCTGTACCAATTTCAATTGCATGGTCCCAACACCAATTTCTAGCACGACCTGGACCATCTCCGTGATTACTGAATGGCGCAACTAATAATGTTACATATGGGCGAATATTAAATTCATCCAATGCTTTTCCATAATTCTCTAAGTCCTGTGGTTCAATTGCAATGTAATGAGGAATCTTCATACGAGCAAGTGACCGAGAAGTCAACATAGATTCATGCCGACCTTTAGATATAATATAAACTGGATACTTAGGATTAGTCATTCTACAATCCAACGATTCAAAGAGTTTTCTTCAATGTCAAGTTTTGGATACCAAATACTTTTGCTCTTATCAGTTAATGCTTGGTCAATCAATTTGGCAAATGTATTGTAATCTCCTTCATTTCGGAAGTTTACATAAATTTGTTTCCATGGAGGATTATCATTCTGGTCAAAAGTTGGCATACCTTTCCAATACTTCTTAAAGAATTGGTCTCTGGTAAGCAGTGAATCATCAACTTCAACTACAGGAAGTTCTTCTTTTTGTTCTTCATGACCATCCATGAATTTGGAAACATCGTTGATATCATCACTTTCAAAATCAAGGCAACTTTCATACTCAGTTGTTTCTTGGACTTTTACATCACTCATTTTGTACTCCTAATAATTTTCTTAATAGTATTTTTTTGTCTTTTTCTTGCCATTAATAGAGCAAGAGGTTTAATATTCTCTGTAAATGTTTTACCATTTAGATGTTCTAATTCGTGTTGAAAGCACTGAGCAGTTAATCCATTAATAGACAAATCTCTTTTTTGGGTGTCTTCATCATAATACTCCACACGAATATTTTCATACCTAGGAACATTTAAAAATAAAGCAGGGTAAGATAAGCATCCTTCTCGCAAAGGTTTCATTTCACCAAATGTCTCAATAATCTTTGGATTTATACATGTCATTTGAAAACTATCAGTACCAATAATAAACATTCTAAATTTATAACCACATTGATTGGCAGATAAACCAAGTCCCTGATAATGTTTCATTGTAAACTTTAATCGTTTGATAAAAGTTTGAATTTCTGGCTGAGAAATTTGAGTTATATCAAACTCTTCTATTACAGTATTTAATGCTACATTACCTTCTGGTAAAATTTGAAACTGTGTGATTTTTTCTTCTGTAATCCTTGTTGGCGATTTTGTGTTACTGTCCGTATTTAAAACTATGTACTCATCTTCTATCATTTTACTATCCTTGAAAAATTATTGACCTTCTCAAATCTAATTATTGACCTAAATTTATCTTGTAGAATGTCACCTTTATGGGAAATTACAAACAGATTAACATCCTCAAGCATTTGTAAAATCGTCATCAAATATTCGGTGCCATTATTATCTAGGCTACTATCAAACACTTCATCCAATATTAATAAATTTGTATTAGTGGAATTTTTAAGTTTCGCAACAGCCCGCCACGTTAACATAAGTGCCATATCAATTCGTTGCTTTTCACCTTCACTAAAAGATTCATAAGAAAATTCATCTCTGTGCCGGGATTTAATAGTTTCACTAAAAGTTTCACTTAGATTAAAATTAACAAAGAAATCTAAAGACGCCAAATACTTATTTACTAATTTGTTTATGATAGGTAAATACTGTTTGATAATTTTAGTTTTAATACCAGTATCTTTTAATAACAGCCCAGCAGCTTCTAAGTATAATCTTTCATCTAAAAACACTTTCTTTTCGTTATTCAATTCCTCTAACTGTTTTTGTAAATCAGCAAGCTTATTAGTTTCAATAGACAAATCTTCTTTTGTTTCAGAAAGTTGTTTTATTTCTTTTTGTAATTTACCAATATACTTATTAGATTCTACGATAGACATAGTGTTGGAAGCAATATCAACTTGCCTACATTGAATCTGCAATGATATTTTTTGTATATCATTTAACTTGGCTTGTTGTTCCAAAATTTGTGATTCTAATGTAATTAATCCATCCGAACATTTATGTGTTTTACTATTGAGTTCCGTAATTTGTGTAGTCTTAAAATCCAGTTCTATTACTTGTTTACATGTTGGGCAAGAATCATTTGATTCATAAAACTTTAACTTTTTTCCGAAATCTGATATATTAGTTTCAATTTGTGTTTCAAATTGATGTAGTTTTTTTATTTTAGATTCTATTGTAGATTTATCTGTTATCAATTGGTGCAACTGTACCACTTCCAAACTCAATGCATTTACTGTAGATTGTACATTTTCTATTATGACAACAACATTAGAAATTTCATTTTCTTTTACTGTAATTTGTTCTTCATTATTTTGTTTTAACTTTTGTATGTGTTCTTTCTGAATATCATATTTCGTAGAGAGTATATCATTCTTACTCTTATTACGAATAATTGAATCTTTATTTACAGATAATCTATCTTTAACTACTCCATTCATTACGGAAAATATTTGAATATCTAGTAAATCTTCAATAATCGCTCTTCTATCGGAAGAAGATAATTGCATAAATGGAACAAAAGATGCAGACCCTAATATAACAATTTGTGTGAACGACTTGTAATTTAATTTTAAAATAAATTTTTCTAAATGCTCTTGATAATCTCTAGACGCAGCATCTTGATTTAACAATTCACCATCAATATAAATTTCAAAAACATTAGGCTTTATGCCACGAATGATTTTATATTTTTTATTACCAATGTCAAAACCACATTCAACTAAACAATCTTTTTGATTGATAGAATTGCATAACTGTGGCTTATTGATTCCACGAAAGGGTTTACCAAATAACACAAAACACAATGCATCAAGTAAGGTAGATTTACCTGAGCCATTAGTACCAACAACTAATGTGTTGGTAGAATTATCTAATGCAATTTCAGTAAAATAATTACCGGTACTTAGAAAATTACGAAACTTTATATACTTAAAAAATATCATTCAATTATTTCAACATTCAAAGACTCAACATATAACTCACGCATAAGTTTTTTAAGTTTATCTGAATCAACATCAACACTTAACCCATCAATAAATTTGGAAAGAATAGAAATGGTATCTTCAGATTGATTCACCATTTCTTCGGCATCTTCAATAGAGGTATCAGAAAAATCTTCTACTACAGCAACATCAGCAGCACCAGCGTTATTCAATTGTTCCAAAACATAATCAAACAAGTATGCATTTGTTTTATTAATTACAACAATTTTAATAAAAGAATTTTGATGTTGTGTAAAATCATATTTTTTCCAATGCTCAAAAGACTCGGTAGAATCATCATAGTTAATTTTATAAAATATTTTATGAGGATTTGGAATAAAAGTTAGTTCTCTAGTTTCGGTATCAAAAACATGAAATCCTCTTTGGTCATTAAAGTCTGCCCAAGAAATTTCATATTGGTTGCCAAGATAATGAATTGTGCCATCAGAAGATTTATGATGAAAATGACCGGATAAAACCATATCAAATCTATCAAATATTTTTTTGTTCAATCCATTGTGACAAATGCTGCCTCGGTCCATTTCAAAACCAGAAATTTCAAAATGACCAAATACTAATTCGGATGTAGTTTTATCTAAGAACTGTAATGTACTTTCATGATTTGAGGAATTAATCCATGGAACAAGGGTGATTTGCAATTCATCATAAATTCTTTCAACTGGCTCAATAAAGACATTAACATTATTATATTTGTTAAACAACTCATGCATTGCATTAATTTCATTGGTATTCTTATAGGTAACATCGTGATTACCTACAATTATATCCATCTGAATGTTTTCACTCTCTAATACATCAAAGAATCTTTTTCGCCATTGATTTAATATAATGTAATTAATATATTTTCTGCGGTCTACAACATCACCTAAATGTATAATCTGTTTAATGTTATGTTCTTTTAAGTACGGAAAGAAAGTTCCTTCCCAAAACTTAAAAAAGAATTCATTGAACAATAAACTATCACCTCTTGCGCCAGCATGTGTATCATTAATTAAACAAATTTTCATAGTGTATTTTTGCTAGAAATTCTCTTTCTCAATTCAGTGGTAGAAAAACTATGTTTTCTGTCATTGTAAAAAATTCTAATTCCTCGCTGTTCACAAATTTCTTTTCCAGTGAAATTCTTATCACGATATTCTTCTCCAATAATCCGAATTGTAATTGGTAAAAACATTAATAAATCTTCCAAATCTTTTTCATTTTGGTAGACGATAATTTCGTCCACAAATTTCACTGCTGATAATTGCACATATCTTTCAACTATAGACTGCACTGGTTTATTTTTGTTTTCTGGTCTATCAATAGATGGGTCCAACTGTAATCCTACAATTAGGTATTCACATACCGATTTGGCTTCTGCTAACATCAAAATATGTCCAGCATGTAATAAATCAAAAGTTGAGCAGGTAAAACCAACAGGTTTACCTAATATGTTTTCAGGTAGCACTAGCATCATTATACTCCGTTTTTTGGGTGTTGTCAAGCGATTCGTTAAGAATTTCTGGTAAACTATCTTCTAAAAATTTATCAAGAACTTTTAGTTTTGTTATTTTTTTCTCATTTCTTTTTGCCTCGTATGTTTGAATGAATTCTGATAGATTGTCATACAGTGCAAATTGTTTCATATTACCTTCTACGTCTTCATAATACTCACCATCATGGAGTATACTAGACTGTTCAGTTGCTTTATATTTTACATACATCTGTTTCTTCTCTTTCTGTATTCTACGCAAAAAAGCAAAGTAAATAATTTGGGTAAAATAAGCAAATGGATTAGAAGATTTTATAGGATCAAAATTTCTAAAATACATAATACAATTTTCAATTCCATCTCCTACCATTTCTTCCCTAAATGAGTAGAGTACAAAATTAGGTTTTCGTGAGAGATGGTTAGCAATTTTAAGAAAACACTCACCAATATAATTTGGTATAAGAGGTTCAGTCGTATTTTCCATCTCTGCTTTTTTGCATACCAATTTATACTCTATTAGAGCATTTAGAAAATCGGTATTATTAACATAGTGTTTTGGTTTCATTCAATATTTCCTAAAAAAAGACTTGACAAGATTTTTTGTTCATAGTATAATGCCTTGTGGGTTCGTTAAGTATCAATGTAATGTTACTTTAGATGTACCTTCTAGAAGCTTATGTATTTCTACATCCTCTTCTATAGAGTCTTCTTCATCCGAATCATCACCTTCT